GCATTGATGGCTGCCTGCTTGGCGCCGCTGGCCTACCGGTCCAGCAGCCGCTGGGAAAACGCCAGCTTGTATGCGTCCACCAGGTCGTAGCCGCCGCGCACTAGCCGGTCGAATTCGCCAAATTCCGGCTGGCGGCGAATGTCCTCCAGGCTCTTCATCTCCGGGTCCAGCCGGCTGATCTGCGCCATGCGCTCGGCAATCAGCTGCTCGCCCCGCGCAAGATCCTGCTGGCGCTGCATCTGGTGCACCCGGGTCTGCAGCTGCTGGTTTTCTTCCTCCAGCCGTCGGCGGGCCGGGTCGTTCTGCAGGGCGTCCATCAGCTGGCGGGCCTGTTCGGGCTCCATGCCGCTGGCTGCCTGGCGAACGGCCTGCTCCCGGCGCAGCTGCTCCTGCGCGTCCAGCGCGGCAAAGTAATCCTCCGCCGTCTGAATGGGCTTGCCGGTCACGGGGTTGGTCAGGTGGCCGAACCGCTGTGCAAACATCCGGTCGGTCCGCTCTCTGGCCTGTGCCTCCGCCTTCCGCCGGGAGATTGCCCAGATCTGATCCTGGGTCAGGCCGTTCTGGCTGCTTTTGCCGTCCGGCCTGCTGTCGGTCTCCTCACTGCGGTTCTCCTGTTCCTGCTGTTCCTGTTCGGGGTCGTTCTCCGTCCGGGTCGCTGCGCCGGAAGTCTCGCTCTCAGAAAACACCTCTTCCAGGGTTCTCGCGGCAGGGGCGGCTCCTTCCTGCCCGGGCTGCTGGCCCATTGCGCCGCCATTGTGTTCCAGTTCCATAAAAACCTCCTGGCAGCTACCACGCCGCTGCCCGGCTAAACATTCGGGGAAAAACATTCAAAGAGTGAAAAACGCGGCTTAAAGCAGGGCGGCCGGTTTGGCAAGATGACCGCTTATCCGGCCGCTCTGCCGGGCCTCACTTGCTGCCCTTGGCCCGCAGGTCGCCGCCCTTGCTCACCACGGGCTTTTTGCCGGGCGAGGTCTTGCCGGCCTTCACCATCTGGCCGCTCTTGCCATTCACATTCAGCTTCATCTGTTTCACCTCCCTTGCTGCTGGGGTTCGTGGGCGGATTCGGGCGTTACCCGAAGCTCCGCCACCACCCGCCGGGCTTCTCCCGGCGCAGTGTAATTGGGGCACTGCGGGTTCCGGCAGGCCAGCTTCAGGCTGGTGCCGGTGCGCTGTGTCACCATCATCTCAATGCCGCACTGGGGGCAGCGCATCTTCTTTTCACCTCCCGCAGAACGGATCGCCGTATTTCTGGATCAGATACGCCTTTCCGGCACTGTCCGCATTGTTGTAATCCTCGTAAAGGTCCGCCTCCCAGATGGCCCGCCGGGGTTTGTCCGTCTGCTTTGCGGGCAGCGGCCACCATACGCAGAAATACCGCAGGCTGTCCGGGGCATGGGTAAGGTTGTGGGGAGTCTTGGCATACACATCCGGGTTTTTCTCGTCCTTCTGGATCTTCTGCAGATGCTGCATCAGGGTGGGGCAGTCCATGAACTGCATCCAGGGGGTCCCGGTGGCCGGGTCGGCTGCCAGCCATTGCTTCATGGCAGCGCACCCGGCCGCAAAATCCCGGCTGCTTTTGGTCAGGCTCAGCCCGTTTTCCCGGAACAGATCCGCCCGGCTGCGCCCGCTTTCCTGGCTGCGGCTCCAAAGGTCGGGCGGCGCAAGGAACAGTTCAATGTCCTCGCCCGCGCTCATCCGAAGAATTGCCGCCGCTGCCTGGCCGATGGTCTGATTCGGCTCGTCGTATTCCCGGTACACCACCGCGTGGCCGCTCTGATCCACGTCGATCCAGTGCACGCTCAGCATGTCCAGCCCGTAGTCCAGCGAAACATACCGCCGCCCCGCCTGCAAAAGCGGCTGGGTGCGCCGGTGGGTCTTGGCCTTCACCTCGGGGAAGTAGGCGCCGCCGGGAACGGTCAGGGCCTCCTCCACCGTGGCGGGGTATTCCTCCAGGGTCTTGTCCTCACCCAGAGCGCCCAGCGTGTTCCGGTACCACTGCTGGTCCCGGCGCGGGTCTGCGCTCCAGGGCAGAAAGATCTTGTGGAAGCCGTTGTCCGGGTTCGTGAAGATCTCCTCGAACAGGGTCCCCCGCTTGATGGTGGAAAGCCCGATCACCCGGCCGCCGGTGGGCCGGTTCACAACCGGGAAAGCAGACTGCCAGATCTCCTGCGCAAACTGCTGGAAGGCCCATTCGTCAATGATGATCAGGTCGGCGGTGAAGGAGCGGCCCACCGCCGGGCTGGAAGGGAAGGCCTTGAACACGCTCTCCGGCCGGTCCGGAAAATGCACGGTCAGGCTCAGCGCCGTCACGGCAAACACCGGCCCATCCCAGCCGGTGGGCACATGGCTCTCCTCGGCCACGAACTCGGGCATGTAGCGCAGGATCACGCCCAGCCGGCGCACCAGCTCCTTGGCCTCGTCCTCCGAGCGGGAAAGGCCCACCACCGTGCGCCCCGCGCTCAGAACCACCAGCCGGGCTCCCTCACAGAGGGCCAGCCAGGTGAAGCCCAGCTGGCGGGCCTTCAGCACCACGTTCAGCCGGTAGCGGCTGAATTCCTCCAGGGCGCGGCGCTGTCCGTCCCAAAGGCGGAAGGGAACGATCAGCTCCGCCGCGTCCTTGTCCTCAATGTGGCAGTAGGTCTCCACAAAATACACCGGGTTTTCCCGGCAAAACTCCGCCTCCGCCTGCCGGATCGCGGCCGGGTTCAGCTCCATCCCATTTCCTCCTTTCCGTCAAACATCAACATGTCATCCCGCACGTCGCCACGCTGTGCAAAGCAGGCAAGCGTCCGGGCGAATCGGCACACGGAAAAATTTCTTGTCACGGCCAGGGGAAGGGCAGGAGGGAGGGCGTGAGCATTCGCCCTCCTCCCTTACCCCCGTGACCGGCAGGGAAGCGGAACGCAGTTACCCCCGTAGGGGGTACCGTTTTCTTCCCAAGGGAAAATATCGGTCATTCACCGACTTTTTCCCAAAGAGAGAAATTCCCGGTCCTTCACCGTGTTTTTCCTTTCCCGCCAAAGCAGCTGAGAAAGGCACAAAAGACCGGTTTTTTCCAGCGGGGTTCTTTTGCGGGCCGCATATTTTTTACGCTCCGGCTGTAATCACAGCCGGGGGTCACCCGCATGGGGGGAGGGGGATCATCGCCCCATCCGCCCGCATCCGTTCGGCACACCATCCGCAAAAAAAACGAAGGGAAGCAGGGCCGCCCTCCTGTCAGCCAGCCACCGAACCGGCCTCCGTGCATCCGCACCAGCGCCCGGCAGCCTCCCGATGAAAAGGGAAGGCCGGAGAACAAACCAATCCGTCTGCCCTCCGGCCATCACCCCCTTTCCGCCCGTCATCCCAGGCACCAGTCTCCCCAGCAGGAACCAATCCCGCCGGGCATCCATGCAGCTCAGTCCGTCCCGCAGCCATCCCCGCCGCAAAGCCGGGCCATGCCACAGGCGCAGCCAGTCAACCTCTTGGAAGCTGGCAAAAACCAGCCCGCAAAGTTCCATGCCCCGCCGCGTCTCCGGTCATCCTCATCCCCGGTGAAGAACTTCACACGCCGGGGTTGCAGTGCAACCGGAGCGGCCGGCCACGATTCCGCGGGAGCGAACCGGCGCTGCTTCGTCCACTGCAAGGCGTTCTGCCGTGCCTGGTTGGATTTGTAGCACCGAACGCGTTGCAGTTTCGCTAAATAGCTGTTTGACGAAACAGAAAATCACGGTTTTATGCGGAAAATTCAGAATAACAGGAAAGCGTGCTGCTTATTCCTGCCGGTTTTTATCTTTTTGTTGCAATCTGGCGGCCACATTGGCCATCAGCTGGCGGTCCGCGTCGGTCATCCCGGTGGACACCTGCACATCATCGGCAGGCTTGTCACCGGCGGAATCCCGCACAAAAACAGCGGCCTTGGTGTTTCCGGCCATGGCCTGTGCCACCTGTGCCAGCGTCATCGCCTCGTAAAGGTCCAGCGGCTGCCCCCGTTCCTCGGCCAGCTTCTGGGCCACCTGCGTCAGCTCGCCCAGCTCAGCAGCCCCCTGCGGAGCCTCCATCGCCAAAAGGTCCGCACAGATCTCCCGGATCGCCCGTTTCCTCCGGCGGTTTTCGGCACTTTTCTGCCCACCCTTGCGCCCGATCTCCCGAGCTTCCTCCGAACTCGGCACCCGCAAATTCTCCATCCCAGACGCCACACATCACACCCCCTTTGCAACAAAAAAGGCCCGCTCCCAAAAAGGAAGCAGGCCGCCGCGAATGCAGCAAAAAAGCCGCCCCGGAATCTCTTCCGGTGACGGCTCTTTTTATACTTATCACTATACTAAGTTTATCATTTCACTGTCCCACTGTCAAGCGCAGAAGACGCATTGCAAAGCGAATTATCGGGCTTTGGAGAAAATGTGTAACCATCGCGCTCCATGCGTTCCCGCACGGCTTGCAATATATATGCCTGCAGGCTTTGCCCTTTGGCTGCTGCTGCTTCTCGAATAGCAGCGCCCTCAGCTTTGTAAGGCTTAATCAGAATTTGCATATACTTCTGGTCGCTTTTTTTGTTGCTGGCTTTTTTTGCCTCGCTCAGAGCCATATCAACACCTCCCGAAGATATTGTATCACAAATCCAATCAGCACGATATAGTGAATTGTGCACAAAAACGGAAGGCACGATATAGTGCCAACTGCCGATTTTGAAGAATATTCACGATATCGTGTTGACAGGTTGCACGATATCGTGCTAACATAAAGCCACAGCAAGGGAGCCGGAAAGGAGGCCGGCATGACGAGCAAGCAGTTTGAACAGCTTCCCAGAAGCGAACAACTTGAGCGGTTCGACAGATACAAAAAAGCGGCTACCTGCTCCAACAGATAACCGCATAGCACAAGCCCAATAGCACCCACTAAACAGGCTCCCTTGCTGCTTTTATTATACCACGAGCCGAACCACTCAACAATAGGAGGAGGGCAAAACGTGAAAGTAACCATCTACTGTATGAACAAAGGCACAGCGTCTCAGTATTTCGCCCTGAAGGACGCGGAAGAGAACCAGCCGCTGCCGTTCACTCCCACCTGGAAAACCGAGCGCGGCGCCCGTAACTGGGCCATCAAACAAGGCCTGGAGCTGGTTTGAACAAATGCCCACCCGGGCGGGCAGGCAGATGCCCGGGAGAAAGCGAGGAGAGTATGAGCAGCGAACGCATTGCCCGCATCCTGGACTTCCACGGAATGCGTCATTATCAGGACGAGGCCGGACACATTTACGGCGTTATGCCCTGGACCAACGTTATCACCGGAGAGACTGGTGAGGATCATGAAGATCTTACCGGCTACAGTATGGCGAAGGTTCTGTGGTGGCTTGGATACTGAGCGCCGCCAACTCAATGATACAAAGCAGGAGGTTTCACGATGTTCAAGAAAGAAAAATATATCGGATTCGAGATTCATTACCCAGCCGATCACCCGCAGGCCAACGGCAAATATTTCGGCAAGACCCCGATTTTTGAGCAGGCATTGAAGGCTGCTCAATCCATCGGCGGTGCGCTTTACGGTATCACTCCGGACGGCAAACGCATTTTTATTTTATACTGACCCGCAAGGCCGACGCATAAACGCGCCGCCGGTGCAAGCCCGGCCCCGCCCCATCAAGGCGGGGGTGCTCATGGGTTGCGTAAAACCGAAGGTTTCACAATGGCAGCCGATAAAGTACCCTGTCCCAACAGGGCTACAGCACAGAGAGGAGAGTAGTTCATGGTAGCATATTACAAAGACGAATCCGCCGTTGATGCCGCGCTGAAGGCAGCAACAACTCCCGAGGAAGTTCATAAGATCGCGCAGGATCTGGAGCAACGCATGGCCCCCAGTCACTGGATACAAAAAGCCCTGCATGTCTACTGGACTATGCTCTGACGATGCACCGAATACCTTCAACGGGCCGTCAGGAACAAAACGGCAGCATCCGTACAATACCAGCCGCCCAGAGATAAGGGCAGAAAGGGCAAAATGCAACAGATCACAAAGGCTGAATATGACCGCATCGGGAACGACTTCAAGGGCGTTTGGCATGACTACTGGGGCGATCACCCAGAATGGAAAGGCCGCCGGGTGGCTTTCCTGCCCGGTCATGGGACAACGCTTTTTATTGAGGGTGTATCTTTTGAGATTGTAGACAAGAGGGACTAAACCAATTAGTATTCGCAGTCTCAAGTGGGACCGGATCACCTGCAAGAGACGCCGGATCTCGGCGCGGGATGAATAAGGAACGAAGAAAATCAAAAAGAGCCTTCCGGAAGCTACCGAAGGGCTCTTTTGTTGTGTAGAGTATTTATGCCTTCTTTTGTGCCAGGCATTTGTATAAAGCGAAGCAGTACAGGCACAGTGAAGCGGTGGCGCAGAATACACCAGGCTTGTCAGCACTTATGGCATCCAAAGCGGAAACGCCCAGGGAGTCAGAGGTCAGAGCGGGAAGGGTAATCGTGATATCGATACCATCATGTGAGTACACCAGGTGCTCGGTTTCTTCAGAAGGAAGGCCGTCAACAGTGTTTTCTATCAGCAGAGGAACCTCGTCATTGCGAAACGAGAGAGCAAGGATCTCGAATCCTTGCGGGAAAATATCGATACTGGCCATCGCGTAGCTACTTTTCTCGTCGCCGGTGTTGTCGTCATAAATTTCAGCGGTGACAGGAACGGAATAAACACCAGAAGGGATTACAGTAGTCACTAAGAGACAGAAGTAGACAACAGCCAGGATTATACCCAAGAAGGAACCGCGAATAATCCATTTTTTATATTGAGCTATGGCTGAATGCGAAAAAACGACCAGAGCGATTGTTATAGTGAGAAGAACTAACGCTACTGAAATGTAGCCGATCGTCACAGCGTATTCAGTTATCATGGTAACACCTTCATCCAGGATTGGCTCAATGCGTGTACATGTATTTTAACAAAGACTCCGCGGATATACAACAATGCAATCTCACAGAGAATACAGATAAGCTAACAATAAACTAACAAAATGCCTACTTTTAGCTTTATAGAGCCATTTGTTATCTGATTTGTAATCAGCAGGTCGGGGGTTCGAATCCGTCCACCAGCTCCAAAATAAAAACCCCGCAGATAGCGCTATGAAGCCATCTGCGGGGTTTTTCTATATCATATCCTATTTGCTATATATTTCCATAAACAACCGGGAAAACCATGATAAACTAACAAATAAGCTAACAAATCCGCGGGTTAGATCAGATCAATTCCTTTGACCAGATCGGCCGGCTGGGTGTGGGTGTATCGGTTCACAGTCATGGAAAAATCGGAATGTCCCAAAATTTGTTTGATAATTTCCGGCCGCACTCCTGCAGCTACCATCTTCGTGGCGGCAGTATGGCGACATGTGTGTGGCGTTACCCCTTCGATGCTGCAGGCCTTCATCAGGCTGCGGAAGGTCTTCCGCACGTTGTCAGCATCCTTGGCGGTGCCGGCAGAAGTATGCAGCAGCCAGAGAGCCGAGTTTCCGTCCATCCATTTTTCAATGATCGGGATGATCTCCCGGTGAATCGGGATGGTACGGTTTCGACCGGCGTCGGTTTTCTCGCCGCCCACCATGTAGCGGTCGGCCAGATGCACATTCTCCCGTTCCATCTGCAGCAGCTCATTGATCCGCATGCCGGAGTAACACAAAACCAGAGCAATTTCCGCAGTGGGTCCCAGCTTGGGATCACCCAGCATACCGCGAATGCGCCCGATCTCCTCGTCGGAGAGCACACGGGTCTTGGCCTCGCCTTTGCTGGGCAGCTCCAGAAACTGCGCATAGTTCTTATCGATGATGTCCTGCTTCATGGCGTACTGGCAAAGCTTCGAGAAAAGGAGCCGCTGCTTTTCGCACAGAGAGCGACTCAGCCCACGCTGGACCAGACTGTCGATCACCTGCTGGTAGTCCTCGGTTTTTAAATCCCGAATTCGCCGGGGATGCAGATCCTCCGCCTTAGCGAATGCGTCTTCGTAGCTCTGCCTGCTTTTGTCTCCGATTTTGGCAAAGGCGTTGGGACTCCACTGCTCGTATATATCCCGGAGCGTGTAGTTCTTCCGCTCCAGCGGCACCCGATCCGCGTTGAAGCGATCCAGTGCTTCCACGGCCTCACCGCTGCTGGCGTAAGTACCCAAAAGCTTTCCGGCCCCATTCACGGCAGCCCATGGCCGACTTCTTGCGCCGGACAGCTTATACACGGACCCGCTGCCCTTGGCCCGGCGTCTGCTGCGCCGCTGGGGCGGAGCGGTCGTCGCTGTCTGACGTTTCCCGCAGAAGAGGCAGAACCCAGATTCATCCGGAATTTCCCGGTGGCATCTTGTGCATTTCAAAGCAAAACCCTCCTTTGGGGCGCACTTTACAAAGCCTTCCCAAAAGAGGTATAATCTCACTGTCGGGATGGATTATCCATTTTGGGTAAGCTGTCTATGAAGATCCGCTCTCTGCGCCAACAGAGGGCGGCTTTTTTTATGTGGTTTTTGAAATCCTACAAAACAGACTGAGAAATGAAAATACCGGTGAATTTTTTGAATTTCCATGCGTCGGAAAATATCGATAAATTATCGACTTTTTCTCTCGGGAAGGAAATTACTTACCCCCTACGGGGGTAATAACGGGATTTCCCCTCCGGTCAGGTCAATGGGGAAGGGAAAGGGGGCGTAAAGGCCCGCCCCCCTTTGCCCTTGCCCGGCCCATTGACAAAGGCTCAAACAGCCGCCCGAAACACAATGTTGCGATTCTGGGCATAAAAGCGCAGCGCCGCTTCCAGATCCGCCTGGGGAATATCGAACCACTCGGCCAGCTGCCAGGGCTCGGTGTATCCGGCGGAGATGGCCCGCTGAATCTCCTGGGGCGGCAGATAGGTCTCAAAAGCCCAGCGATTCGCCTTGTGCTCGTGGCGTTCGATCAGATCCCAGGGGCTGCCGGTTTTGTGGGTGCAGCCGGTGGCACAGTGTCCGTTCTCGTGGGCCAGTGCCCATTTCAGGGAACGGATGCTGGAAAAGAGCGAAGGATCGAACATCACAGCATAGCGGCCGTTCAGCTCGATGGTCGCAGCATCGGAAAACCCGATGTCATAGGAATACAGCGCCGCACCTGTCCGGGCGATGCCGCTGTAAATATCAGACATTTCAATCATAATCAGTTATTCTTATCCTTTTCCCGTTGGGCCGCAAGCTCCTGCTGTTGCTGGAAGAACTTCGCCATTTCCAGCAGCTTCTGCCTGTTCTCTTCGGTCAGCTTTTTGGTCTCATTGTGCAGTGCGTAGGTAAAATCATCGAATCCAAGCTCGTCGCCTGTTTGTGCGG